TCCCGTCCGACACAAGACAGCGTCTCTCGACAAGGTAGCAGACTTCGAGAACTACCGCACGGACGACGGCTACATGTACGTCCGCATCCGTGCGATCAGCTCGCGGGTCAACAAGAACCACGATGGCTGGCCGTCGGTCGAGCTGGCGGGCAACGCCGACATCCTGAATCGCCACCACTCTGGTGCAGGCTTCACGGTCGAGGCTGCCGACGGAGACAAGAGCTACGGCTTCGCCACGTTCGTCGGCAAGCCGATCTTCGTCGATCACAACAACTCCAACCCCCGCAAGGGTCGCGGCGTGATCGTGGACTCCAAGTTCCGCCTGCTCGATCAGAGGACGGCGGCTGGCGACGACTACTGGACGAGTTCCAACGTGGACCCCGAGCACCTTCCGGCCGCCGAGGTCGAGCTGCTCCTGGAGGTTGACGCGCAGCAGTACCCGAAGTTCGCCAAGGCGATCCAGGAGGGTCATCTGGACGGGTTCTCGATGGGCGCCAACGTGGAGTACACCAAGTGCTCGCACTGCGGCAACGTCGCGCACGACCTCGGTGAATTCTGCTCCCACATCCAGATGAAGGGGGCCCATCACGACCTCCGCACGGCCGACGGTCAGAAGACCAGTCGCCGCAGCTACGAGAACTGCTACAAGGTGGCGTTCTTCGAGATCTCCGGCGTGTTCGATCCAGCCGACGAAACCGCTCTGGCACGCGAGGTTCGCGCCGGAGTAGAGAAGGAGTCCATCGCCACGGGCCCGAGCATGTCGCCCGAGGGCGAGCTGGGCTACGGCGTCAAGCCCGACCCTCTGCGTGACTCCGGCGAGCCTGACATCGAGGCGCACGCCGCGTGGCTCCAGCAGAAGCACGGGTACCCCCGCGACCAGGCCATTCAGTTGGCGCAGCAGGCGTGGGCCAAGAACAACCCCCTGCCCGGCGCCGGAGAGGGAACCGGCGAGCACGCCTACGCTCCGGCTCAGAAGGACTACCTGCAGGGCGTTGATGCCAATGGCTTGCCGAAGGGCCCTCCGGGATCCGGGATCACCTTCCCGCCGCCGGTCCGCCCCGAGCACGCTCAGCTCGAACCCGAGTCGTTCGGCGGCCAGGCGCAGGAGGCGCTCGACGAGCAGTATCCGCAGCGGCCGGTCATGAACAACCCGATGTACTCGGCCGAGAAGACGGCCGAGAACCCGGTGCCACAGGAGATGCTGACTCGGGCGCCGGACGAGGTTGACACTCTCCGCGACGAGCAGATCTGCCCCGTGTGCGGATCCGACATGGACGACGAGACCTGCAAGGTCTGCGGCTACGTTGCGCCCCCGGCTGAGTTCGACAACCCCGACCTGACCAAGGCCGAGGGGATCCGCGACCAGATGGCCGAGGCCGACCAGCAGCAGGTCGAGCAGGAGGGCAAGCCGATGAACCCGCTCGACCAAGGTGGCCAGCAGCCGGGCGCCCCGCCGAACCCGGTGCAGCGCCTGCAGCAGGGCGGCCCGCTCACCGGTCGTCAACCAGGAAAAGTCCCAGTAGCCGCAGGTGTAACCAATGACATGCGTTGGACGCCACAGGTTCATCCCGTAACCGCAGCTCGGATCAACCAGACCGAGCAGCCAGTTCGTCCCACGAACCGGCCGACCAGCAACGAGCCGTCTTCGGAGACGGTCGTGAGTGACCAGACTCAGCCGGTCACTTCCGCAATGCTCACCGCTCGCCAATTGATGGCTGCGGCTCAGCGCACAACTACCAACGGAGACACCATGCACAACCGCACCGCTGACGGCCCCACACCGCCCGGCGACACCTCGCCCAAGACGCGGGTGGACGTCACTGGTGTTGGCGGGGTTGACGAGGCTTCCAACGAGGCCGCTTCCAAGTCCGACGCCCAGGTCGATGTGACCGGCGTAGGCTCGACTGGCACCCAGGAGGTGTCGGCCGACAAGACTGAATCTCTTCCCACCGCTGGCGAGAAGAGCGATGACGCAGGTTTCAACACCGACAAGAGCACCGAGGACTCTGGCCCGACCAAGACCTTCGGCGACTCGGACGGAACCGAGAAGGGCGTCACCGACCCGGTGACCAGCGACCCATTCCCGGCTTCCGAGGATGGCGTCAAGTCTTCCGGCCAGCGTCGCGCCTATGAGGACGGCACACTGGAGCAGCAGGAGCAGCAGGGTGACCCAGTCGCTCAGGGCGGATCTGCGGTCCAGGGCGTCCAGCCCATCGACTCGGTCGCCACCGACTCCTACCAGCGCGTCAACCTGCTGGAGCACAAGACCTCCCCGTCGAACAACTCTGGCGAGACGAGCACCTGGACCGGTACCGACGGCAACGGCGTTCTCAAGCAGCAGGAGCCTGTCACCAGCGAGCTTCCGGCTTCCGGCGGCGTCACCTACCCGGACGTCAAGCTGCACACGACCTCGGTCGATCAGGTCGTCGCCCGCGTGATCACCGCCGCCCGCCTGGCGGAGACGGAGATCGAGCTGGGCCTCCCGGGACGCACCGTCGAGGCCAAGTGGAACCGCGTCGAGGAGCTGGTCTACGCCGACCAGACCAAGGTCGCCGCTCAGCTTGACACTCTGACCCAGGTCAAGACGGCAGGCCTGCAGCGCCTGGCCGCTCGCAAGACCGCCTCCGCCTTCCCCCGCTCGTTCGGTCGTGCTACAGCAGCGGGACGAGACTTCGAGCGCATCGCTTCCGACACCACGAAGGAAGCAAGCACTGAGGACCAGACGTTCCACGACTCGGCGCTGTTCGGCTAAGTCAAGCAGTAAATCAATCCTCACCCGTCTCGAAAACGAGTGAGACCCAGCGCTTGAGGCGCTAACTCCCAAACCCCAACACACAGAGGAACAAGCCCAACATGCAGCAGATCTACGGACCCGGTTTGGCGTCCAACATCCTGCTTACGGCCCAGAAGCGCCTCGTTCGCCCGGTCTACGCTCAGACTCAGGGATTCCCGTACGCAGCGGTCCTGGACCCGTCGCTTCGCGACACCAGCGGCAACTTCCGCGCTCCGCAGGCTGGCGACACCGCAGGTGCCACCAACGGAACGCCGACGCCCGCTGCGAACCACGCGCTGTCTTACGCAGCCACCACCTTCCAGCTCGCGGGCTCCGTTGTCCCGGGCACGGTGATGGTCAAGTCGGGCAACGGCGAGTACGTCACTCCGCACAACGGCACCACAGGCGCCGCCGTCCAGCCCTTCGGCCTCCTCGGCCAGTGGCTCGGCGGCACGTTCGACGGCGTCGGTCAGACCAACCAGGTCGGTATCTGGATGGGTCCTGACTCGGTCTACGACCTGCTCTCCCCAGCGTGGGACACCACCTCCGTCACCCCGCAGGTGACGTCGCAGACCGCCGGTCAGAACGTACTCCTGTACTCGCTCACCAACGGCCTCCTCGGCTACCTGGCTTCGCCGGGTTCCGCGATCCCGGTCGCTCGTGCGCTCTCGATCACTGGCGCTGTCCTTCGAATCCAGATGCTCGTCTAGGTCATCTGGCGGATAACGAAAGAGATCAACTGACATGAACCACGAGTTCCAGCGCCAGGCAGTAGCCTCCGGCGACTACGAGCAGAAGCTCAGCAACCTCCCCAAGCTGACCAAGCAGCAGAAGACCGCTCGCCTTGAGGCCATCCTGGCCGACAAGTCGAACGCCCTCCGCCGCATCGGTCAGGGAATGATCGGCCCCATCCAGATCCGCCTTCGTTACGAGGGCATCGTCCGCAACGTTCTCGTTGAGGACACCCTGGAGCGCGGCCCGCTCATGCCGTACGACATCCTCGACGACCTGGGCCAGGCCTACGTGCTGAACAGCACCGACGCCGAGGTCAAGATCACCCCGTTCGAGGGCAAGCAGGCCTTCCCGCAGCTCTTCCGCATCGCATCCTTCCCGAGGATCCGTAAGGAGGACCTGTACTTCCTCCGCGTCAACGCGGTCGAGTACGCGCAGGATGAGACCCGCCAGGCCATCCAGAAGCAGGAGGACGCACGTCTGGTCCTGCTGCTTGAGCAGGCCATCGTGAACCTCGGTACCGCCGTCGCAGCGGGCACCGTCGGCCTCGCGCCGACCGGTGGCGTTGCAACCGGCATCGCCGCAGGTCCGGCCGGATCCGTCAACGAGCACACCGTGCTCCTTGGCGCCGGTAACCCGCTGGAGCCCGCCGACTTCTACTCGGCGGTCACCATGATCGAGATCAACCAGCTTGAGGCACGTCGTGTGCTGGCCCACCCGGCTGACATCCGCGACCTCTACACCTGGGACCTCAACGTGACCGGTTTCCGGTTCAAGGATGAGGTCTTCTCGGGCGGCAAGATCACGAGCTTCGGCGAGTTCCAGATCCAGCGTTCGATCATCGTCCCACAGGGCGAGGTCTTCCTCACCTCCGAGCCGGAGTTCATCGGGGTCTTCCCGGTCATGTACTCCCTCGACGTCGAGGAGAACCACCTGGTCGAGCAGTTCTACAAGGGCTGGGTCCTCGACGAGCTGGTCGGCATGCTCATCCTCAACCCTCGCGGTATCTCCCGCGTCCTCAAGGCAGACTCCACCGCCGCTCCGGCGAAGCTCGACATCTCGGGCCTCTCGACTGGCGCGACGACCCAGTGGACCCTCTAGTCCTTCCGTCGCAACACGACTTCTGGGCCGCCTTCGGGCGGCCCTTTGTCGTTCTGGGCAGCTTTACGTAAGACGCAGTTATCGAGCGCTGGGCTTCTCGACGTTGACGACGTGGACGCTTCTGGTTACGTCCTCGACGGGGATCGTCATGCGGTTGCAGTCAGGGCAGCGCACGAGCTGAATCGCCGCCAGCGTCGCGCCGAGAGGGAACCCGCAGTCGCACACGCGGATGACCCATTCCTCGTAGTCTGGGTGGTGGTAGTCGGTAGCCATAATGCGCCTTATCAGGCGTCCTTGCCAAGGCCGGGGGCGCC